TTGCATTCCCAATGCGGAAGTGGCGTAATTGGTAGCCGCACCAGACTTAGGATCTGGCGCTTCACGGCGTGGGGGTTCGAGTCCCTTCTTCCGCACAATGATCAAAAGCAGCCTGTAAAGGCTGTTTTTGATTTTCAGGGACACACCGGGGACACAATTTCTGCTATATTTAGGCGCATGAAACGGCCCTCTACACCAAAGATCAATAAGAGCAATCCTAACAAATACTTCATCTACTGGAATCACGACGTACCGGCAGAACTCTGGGAACAGTATCCCCGCAGAAGAATCCGAATTAAAAAGTCAGATGACATTAATGATCGCCATCCTGACCAGATTGACGAGTATGCAGAACTCAGAAGAAAGGTATGGGAATATAACCTGGATGTTTTAAAGTTCAACCCGTTTGAAGATGAACTGGCGGAATTTAGAAGACTACAGTTTGAAAAGACTGAAGTAGTCCAGCAAATCGAAAAGTCAGCTGAAATAATCGCATTGCCTGAAGAGGAGTCCAGAAAGCTAACTCCTATAGATCAGGCTTTCCACGCATTCATGAAAAGCAGGATAGCCAGGAAACTCAAAAAGACCAGTATCTCATCCTACCAGGGAACGGTCGACTGGCTAAACCAGGGATTGACCGCTATAGGTAAAGGAGGTATAGATATTGGAGAGATCAAGCATATCCATCTTTCTGAAGCACTCGATTATATCGCTGAAGAGCGCGAATGGAGCGCTACAACCATCAATAAGGAGATAGATTTTTTGCTGGCCATTTTCAACTGGCTGGAAATTGAGGAATATGTTGTCAAAAACCCCTCTAAAGGGAAGTTCGCCAAGCTTCCTACCAACAAAAGTAAACACCGGTGGTATGATCCACAGACCAAAAGCAATGTTAAGCAGGAGCTGCTGCGATCAGGAAAGTCGCGCGTCTATTTTGCAATGGCCTTTACCTATTTTACGCTTATCAGAAGCAAGCAGGAACTTAGGTCTTTGCGTATCGGGGATATTGACAGAAAGTTAAGACGTATTAGGTTCAGTGTAGAATTATCTAAGAATAGGAAGGAACAGTACCGGCAGTACCCAGATGAGTTTGAAGTTATATTGAATGAGATGAAACTTTCTGGTCTGCCTCAGGAATGGTTTGTATTTGGGAAAGGTGACGGTACACCAGGACCTTTTAAATGCAGTCATAATTTCTTCTCCAAACAGTTCAAGGCCGTTAAAGACAGCCTGGGCTTGTCTCCTGACTACACGATATATGGCATGAAGCATACACGTATCGTTCATGAATTGATGAAGGGAACAGAAGGAAAGGATATCACTCACATGGCCAGGCATACCGATTATAAGACTACCCAGGATTACCTTCGTGACTATGATTTGGCACTAGACTACATCTACGATAAGTCTGATCTCACGTTTTAGCATCCCGGTCATGCGGTTTAATTATATCCTCGTACAGGCTTTCATGTACCAGGTAAAAACCCTCAGTCTTATAAACTGGAGGTGTAGTCCTTTTCTCCCATTGGAAGACATTTGTTCTGGTGTTTTGCTTCTCAATTGTCTCTGCATCCTTACGGTGCTGCCAGCAGTTGGTTCTTCCTACATCAGGCGAAATTACCTGATTGTCTTTACACACGAAGTACATCTTCCGGAAACGGTGTTTCTTTGGCATTTCAGTAAAATTTAGGCATGCCAAAACTACTAAAAAAATTAGCAAACAAAAAAGCCCCTCATATCTGAAGGGCCAGAATAAATAACAGTATGAAAAATTATACTAGCTTTAATACCTTAATAAAAAACCATCGTAAAAAAACGACCTCTATGACAAAGACAGACATCTTTTCTATGATATCAGGTATCTTGGGTACATTAATCGGCGTATATATGGAGCCATACATCCATAACAACAGGAATAAAATTGCGTGGTATATTAAAAGAGGTATATTAATCCTGCTCCAATATGGCCTGCCTATTCTATTTTTGATTATCCTGTTCACCGCGGATATAAATGTAGACAAATGGTTTGTCTTTCGTGTTTGCCTATTCATAAGTCTTATATTTTTTAGTGTTGTCATGCGCGTTATAGGTAATATAATGTCAATAATTAAGGATCATCTTAAAATAACAGAACAACAATCTTCTGTTGCTGACGCTATAAAAAAGGCCTTACGTGATTAAGCCTCAACAGTGCGCTCCCCTCGATATATCGATACCGTCGCTATAGCTGACTGATCTCCGGACATACCGGTAAACCTTTCTGTCAATGCAGATGCTATAGACCTGAGTTGTGCGCCGCGTTCTACTTCCTGATCAGTTATCGTGATGATACCGTTTTTAAGGTATCCAAGATTAGTAAGTACAACCGGCAGCCACTTGATGAGCCAGGCCCGGATCTTATCGTCAATAGTTCCAGGTATCAAATGAACGATAACATCAGCCAACGGACTATTGACAAACCCTTTCAGTTCATTGACCACCTGGATAATGATGTCAATGTTCTTGTCCAGGTCAGCCGGTATCTTATTCCTGAGCTTATCAATGAACGATTGAAAGTTATCAATGAACAGGCGAAGTACGCCCTTTAAAAAATCTAAAATTCCCATAATTTATTGATTTGAATATTTGATATATGCCTTTTGCATTGAGATATTGTACGGCTCCCTGTTGTACTTCGCGGCCAGCTGCTTATAGTTCGCACCATTATAATTGACAGCTACCCGGTGCCAATCTTTAGCCTGAATGGCCCGGAGCAGGGCGGGATCAGTTGCAACGAACCTGGCTATGCCCTTAACCTGGGCCAGGTCGCCTGTTTTAAAATCATTGACCATGTCGTCAACAGTTTTATAACCCAGGCGCGCATAATGGAAGCCCATGATCTGGCCCAGGCCCCAACTGGTAGCCTCCATTGCGCCTTTTGCGTTTATTCGGAACGCCTCACTGAAAGCCTTGTACTCTGCAGTTTGGTTCTCAACCTTATTAATGCTCCAAGCACCTGAAGGGGCAAACGGCACTTTTCTTCTGAACCAAACCGGCTCAAACTGAATAACAATCCTTCCGTTAATGAAGCCAGCACCGCCACTCTCTACAGCAATAAAGGCACGCAATGCAGCGTATTCAATACCGATAGAATTCGCGATATCGGCAAGTTGTTGTTTCGTTAAATTCATACGATCAGTTTTTGAATGAATGTCCAGAGCTTATCTACTGTGAATCCTGCAGCGAGGCCAGCTCCCAGGGCGGTCCACATCAGGCGCTGCTTCAGATCTTCCATTTTACGAACTCTGGACTTGAGGTCCTTTATTTCAGCGATAATGCCAGCATTCTGACCAAAGGCATCACCCTTGATTGCAGACATGATATCATCAAGCTTTCCGTTGATGTTCTGCAGCTGGTCTTCCATTATCTTGAATCGCTGTTTTTCTTCTACCGTCATAACCATAGCTTTACTGCGAGGGATTACGTATTGTTGTCCCGCGCGCCTGACTGCCACTTTTCTACAATCCCGCTCAGCTCGTTAAATCCAAAGCCGATAAAAACCGCTAGCTTCATTGTAAGCTCCTGGCCATATATCTCGTTGCAGAACCGGAATGCCAGGAACGTCAACAGGATGCCGGAGATCAGCTGCTGCAGGTTGTCCTGGAGCAGGAATTTCCACGAGAATTTATAAGGCGTATTGTCGCTTAACTTGTCGCGCTTGCTTGCCTTGATGCGAAGAGAGATAATGGCGCCGATCAGCGCGAATACAGCAGCTGCCAGATATGTAGGAATATCTGTTGTGCCCAGGAATAATGATAAGAACTTTTCCATGTGGTGATATTTGATTTGTTTAATTATAAGTGACTTTACCTACCTGGGAGGTGACTCGATATACTTTTGGCGATGTACCAATCAGCATGATTGTGACGCTGCTGCCAGGCCATACAGATATATATCCAGAAGTTCCAGCAGTAGTTTGTACGGTATTAGTCCCATTATTACTCTCTACATAATCTCCAGAAGCATTATTGAAGTATTTAACCTCTACAGTCCCACTTAATGAGTTAAGTTCTCCCATCAGGGTGAAGGTGTCTCCTATGGATGCTGTGGCCGGTAGGTTTGTGTTTACGTAGGTGATACTGCCAACTACAGCTACTCGCTTCTTACCGGTCGATGGTATCGTTGAAAGTGATCCGCCACCTGCATAAAATAAAGTATCTTGTTTGGTATCGTCCAAGGTGGCAAACGTACCCGCAACTTTTGGTAGTCTTAAAGTTATGTCCGCTTGTTGGGATTGGTCCGGCTGTATCAAAACAGTAAATATTGTGTTTGATAAAGACGTATTTCTGTTGGACAAAGCTAACCGGCTACCTTGCCCAGGGCCTGAGAATGTATATGACTGTAGGCCGCCATTAAATGTAGTGCCGTCAGTTACACTTATGTTACCTAGAACATTTTGATTGCCACTGAAATTGTTGCTACCTGAAATTTTAGCGTAATTAGACGCGGCCGCTGCAATAGCCGCCATTGTAGCGATTTGAGTTGTGTTTGTTCCTGGAGCAGCAGTCGGTGCAGTTGGAGTTCCAGTTAGCGCAGGAGAAGCTAAAGGAGCATAGGTACTCGAAACATAGGCTTTGCCAGCTATAATATCTTCAGTATTCCAGCCGCCGGAACCGTTTCCTGTTTGAAAATAGATATCACTGTTATTAGTAACTGCTTTAACAAATCTAAATGCGCCCTGCGTAGAACTTGCTGTCCTAAAAAATGAAGCTACCATACCAGTACCAGTTGGATAGTTACTGCCACCAGATATGTTGTCTACAAATAATCCTGATTGAGCAGGAAGTGTAAGTCCATTCGGCCGACTTCCTAATCCCAAAGAGGACAAGATAATCGTGCTACCGGCACTAATTGAAAGCCTTCCGCCTTCAGCAATAGAAATGTCTTGATTGCCGGTGTTTGTCCCTGTAATTCCGTCAAGCTTACTCTTATCTGAGGCTGACATAACACCAGCCAGTGAGGAGGTCACCTGTGGAATGGTAAAACCAGTTCCGTTACTGTTGGTTACAGGAATAGTGGTAGCAGTAATGGTCCCAATAGCCAGGTTTGTTGCAATTGATCCCTGAGATACCCATGACCCGCTATGATAGATCTTCAGAAACCCAGAGCTGGAGTCTATCCAAAAATCACCTTCTACAGGACTATCCGGAGCAGTTGCCCGTGGCTTGACTGCCACCCCATTAACAAAAAGGAACTTGGTAGAACCGTTGGTCTGCGATACTGCCTGCAAAGAACAGAGCAACAGAAGATATATAATTATTTTTTTCATGACTTTAGATATTTATTATTCAGGCACGGGTGCCCAAAGTGACTTGGTAAAAGGATAGAGTTGTCGGGCGACTTGTTTGCCACCGTCGTAATTATAGTGCGTTCCGTCTTTAAGGTATTTCCCCATTCCCCCGGCAACTTCATTTTTTTCAGTTATACCGCTTAAACTTGCAGCATCCCAGCAGGGGACGGCCAATGCAGCACAAATACCCTTGATGATTGCGTTTTTAGGGACATGGAAGCTTGCATTGTAAGATGGATCCCCTCTTTGACAAATCGTGCTTACGATCAGCAGCGCGTTAGGAAATCGCCTGGTCAGCTCCTGAATGCTGTATCTTAGGGCTTCTGCAAACCGGAATGTGCTGTCACGATGTATCGTTTTACCAACCATCGCACCGTCAACGGTTCCATAGTCTACCGATGGGCGTCCGTTCCTGTAATCAGAGTTAGTCCCACCATCGAGGTATATAACTTGAGGCTCAGGATAAGTGCCATCGTCTACTTCTTTTATCCCGCGCTGCACCTGGTAACCAATCCAGTTATTCGCCACTTTAATCAGCTGATCGGTCGTCATCGATGTGTTAGGTGGTGATGATGTCACTCCGAGCCATCCTGGATCATCATAGTTCTGCGTAGGAGCAATCGGATAATCAGGGCTAAACTGAGAGGTTTTACTCATTCTCGCACCCGGCACTGCTAAATTGTGCACGCTGGTGGCTCCAAGCAAACCAGGAAGGACATGACTGTAGCTTTCCGGGAACTGTACTTTACTGTCACCCAAAAACATGACGTTGTCGATTTTGAAGGACCCGGAGCCACCACCAATTACAGCATCATATAGCTCCTTACCGGTCATGTTAAAGCCATCGCCTCTGATCATAAGATCTTCACGGTAACCGGTAGTGACTTCTTCTAAAACAGCCCCGCCTCCAGTATTACTTCCGATGTAGGTTGTCCCGGCCGGCAGCGTCAGGACTTGCCTTGTGTAGGTGCCGGAAGTGTTAAACTGCTGACCTCCCAGAATCGTTAAGCCGTCAGTGTTCGGAGGGTTCGTCGGCGTTCCACTATAATAAAGCGCGAGATAAGTAGGGTTCAGAACAGACCCTGAAATGACGTAACTTTTAGCGTCGGATACAGGAAACAGATTGGTACGCCTGGATGCGCTGGTACTATATCCCCCTGTTGTGTTGTAAAATCCCCCGCTTGCGGTTGATGTAGCAGCTACAGATGTGTAAGAGCTGTACAGTGGAACTCTAGCTACCTTCCTGTTTAAGGAGTCAATTTCACTGGTTTTTTCCAGGTCAAGCTGCTCAATGGTCTTGGTGCTATTACCTGAATAACCAACATCGTTGCGGTACTTGTATGCAATTTCTTCAAGCTCTGCAAAGGGTCTTGTAGATGCCGTACTTGTGCCGATGAACTTGGTGCTTTGAGGTAGCGTTAACGGGACTCTGGTTCTGGTCATGTACCCGCCATTACTTGGGTATTGCGAACCGATAACATGCATGTTTACGTCATAGTAAACTGCCAGAGATGTGGTGAAAGAAGTTCCGGTTAAAACATAACTTTTGCTCTCATCAACTTCAAACAACCTGGAATTCCTCGGCGATCCTGTGTTAGGTATAGGAGAAAGAGTAGATGAGCTGTAAAAACCGTTTGTAAATTGCTGTACTGGGACTTTCTGAACATAATACTGTTGTAGCGGCGTACGCAGTATTTTGCCGCCCGCATCATCGCTGATCTCGTATACCGTCTTTGGGTATTCTGTAACAACATCTTCTAACTGTGGAAATTCGGTTACTGAAGAACTGCCAATATATGTCGTTCCGACAGGTGGAGTAATGGTTTGCCTGTTATAACTTGTACTTCCGCTTGATGGCCCCCTGAGATCGTAGGTTATGTATGTAAGCCCTGTAAGACTATCAGGGTTCGTGAGCGTTCCAGAGTAGTAAATGACTAAAGCAGTTGCCGTTCCACTTACGTTTCCCGTAATTCGGTAGCTCTTCCCGTAGGTAACTTTGAAAAGGCGGGTTTTTCGGTTGGCGCTGGTAGATTTCTGTCCGTCCTGGTAGCGGTAATAGCCATTAGCAAATTGTGCTACAACTTGAGCAGGCGTATACGTAGAGACCTGATCGGCCCGGATAACCTTACCTTCAATATTGACGATATCTGCTTTTAAGGCCAGGTCAGCAGTAAGCGCAATTCCAGATGGCACTAGTGCCGGGTTACCTAATCCGGTGTACTCTACATTAACAAACTCCCCCGCGCTTAATGGCGTGGGCAATGTTATCGCTCCGGTAGCAGTATTAAAAGAGAAACGTTTGAGGGAATCGCTGGAAACATTGCTAACATCACGAGTGTACGATACGACACCAGACCGATTTACTTTGAACGGAAACTGCCCGACCAGTTCCGGAAAAGTGAAAACCGTTTGCCCGGCGGTTGCGGTCAAGGTTGCAGATACCTTTATCAGCGACTTGTTAATGTTCCTCTGAAGGGTGGTATCAGCAGAAATTCTGTTGTTGATTTCAGATGTCAAAGATGAATTTGTAGCCAATGGGCTCAAATCCTGATCACCTGTATTTACTCCTGATTGATAAGATAACTTAGCTTTCTCAGCAGTAGTATAGTCTTCCGTAGAAAGACCTTTGCCAGATATTTTATCAACCTTAGTAGATAGTTTTGAGGCAACAGCTGCGTCCAAGCTGTCTAGTGACTTCTTGTTGGTTACAACACGGAACTTGCCAGCACTGTTGCCTACAATTACAGTACCCTCGGCGTTTTTGTAGTACTGTGTCCCATAGGGAAGAAACCCCGGCGGTAGCGAATTGTAGGTATCTGGAGTTTGAGCAAATGAGCTTAACCCAATTAACAGGACTAAAAATGTCAATATTTGTTTTCTCATACTATTGTTAATTTTCCCTCAAATAAGTCGTCGATATAAAGCGTGGTTATGTTCCCAGATACATCTATATCCGCGCTCACAGTTGGGCTGTAAAATGAATGTCGGGCAGTATCTGGATTGAAGTATGCTCCTGTAACAAAAGCTAGAAACTTACTCCCATGCCTGGCAGAATAAGTTTGTTCTCCATCGCCATCAGGATCTATGTCTGTCTGCCAAGAAATTACAATCGATGAACCATCAGTGTCTATTTGGGTTTTGATAGAGTCCATCAATCTCTCTATACCGTGTATGCCAAGATTTAACCGAATTTTTCCGGTTGATTGATCCTTCTGGATAATTCCTGCCAAGCTTTTCCATTTAGCCATCTTACAAGCTTTTTATTTCGTTAATTTTTGCATCGTCTATATCAGTTGTGATGTGGCCCGGGGTATAAGTGCCACCAACCATAGCTAATGCCGCAGAGATCTTTTCCAGTTCAGTATTAACCAAGCCATTCGTCGCTGCAATACCAAAATTCAGCGGTTCGAAACGAACCAGGTTGTGTGCATTACCCCCGATTTCCAGCGTGCCGTTGTTCCGAAGCCATAAGGAAAAACTCAGTGACTTATCCGCTTTCAAACTGTACAATCTTTTTTCGCCTTTTGCTGCTAATTGCTGCGTGTTTATGTAGCCGATGATTACCTGTTCGCCAGCCTCATCAGTTTCCGCATATATAGCGGTCATACCGGCGACTGGATTGGAGTCATCGCCAAATGGCGCGCATTCATCGGCTGTCTTAGCGCCATATTGCAGTACCTTCAGAATTCTGCTGCCAGTCTGTAAGAATGAATCTTTGATTGTGCTTAAGCTGATCATGTGAAGATGTTTTTAGGCGCATTGCCGGTGAACGTTTCAGGAAGTACCGCGACTATTGACATAGTCCTGCCAGTAGAACTTTCTGATTTTGAGGTAGCTGCTACCATCAGGCGAGCGCGCTTGGAAATGTAGATTTCATCGTTCTCCACTTCAATGATGTCTCCAATTGAAATGTCGTACCAGTCTTGCAAGCCGAACCCGACCTTGATGTTCTTCAGTTCCGCAGCAAACGCATTTTTAACCCCGCTGTCAGTGTCAGTCAGGTTGCCTGAGCTCAATATCTGTACGTATGGCCGGAAAGCCTTTACCAAAGGGTTTTTGATCGTTTGAGCACCGGTGAGCTGTGTGGTTTCCTCGTCTTCCAGCGCATCAGCATTTCGCTTTGAAGGCTGACGAAGGCTGGTCAAAACGCTATGGATGCTCTGTCCGGAAACGTTCAGACCCATGTTCACGGAGTTTTCTCGAGTAAACACGCCTTTGGATTTAGCCGCAGCATCTGGGCGGAACATGATCACGTTGCCTGCTGTGTCATGGGATAAGATCACGTTTTTCTGAGCAGCAAGCTTGGCCAAATAATCCTTTACGCTGCCTGAAGGGTCTGCGACGCTTTTCGGGTAAATCTGGTTGCAGGCATCCTTTACGTTGTCATATATCTTCAGATTCAAATTGAAGTATTTCAACAGACGGGTTGCAATGTCTTTTAACGACCTGTTGAGGCTCTCCAGAGGATACGCATCGTAAGGTATCGTGCAGTCTTCCAAAACACCACCTTTGCTGTATCCGGATAAAATCACCAGATCAGGTTGGCTCTCTGAGTTGAAGTCATGGTTGACAATCGTCCCTGAGAAAATTAACTGGCCTTCATCAGTTAAGAACTCGACAGGGTAGAAGGTGAGCGGCCGAAAGAGTTCTTTTACCTGCGGGTCTTTGGGATCATACTTGGCCGTAAACGAAAAAGTAGCAGCAACACTATCCAGAGACGAGGATAGAGTAAACTCGTTAAAGTACAAGTAATAGCTGCCGTTGATCTTAATTTTCATTAAACGAGGTATTTTATCTGTCTACCCTTTTTTAGTTGAAAAAGAGATTTGTTCTTTATTCTGTTTATTGTCCGGAATTGATCGATGTTCTTATCATCTGCATCAAGTCCTAAATACTTGTGGGTAAGTACTATCAGGTTTGTGTCACGGTCCAGTGTCGCAGTGCGTTCCTGCTTGGCTTCAAAGGCCAACTGACCCAGGCTTGATATGGTTTCCGTCACCATGTTTTGTAATTGAAACCTGGTTTCAGGGCTTGCTGAATATGCGTTTTCAATTTCTGATACCGGCACATATGCATTATCTAATGCGTTCAAATAATCGGCGTACATATCTGACAGAGCCTTAGAAGTATCGGCAACAGAAGACCTGGTAATATAATCTCCAGATAATGGGAGAACAGCTGTTATTGCAGCACCGGAAATTGCAGCAGCACCTATCACCTCAAAAAAGGACTTATTGTTACTGCTTTCCCTGATGCCTAATATGTCTTTAGCCGAATTGTAAACCGCCCTCATTAGAGTCAGCCTGGTAGACACGGACAAGGCGAATTCGGACGGTAACTGGACCAGATCATTAATCGCTTTAATGGCGGCTGCAGGTTCAGCAATCATGTTGTCTATCTTTGCAAAGGCATTGTTTTTTGATAGTTGATAGTCGCTGTATGTCTGTGAGTTCAGCAAGGCGGAAATGTTCGCGCTGATCTTTTGTGTGGTATCCTTAACCATCACCACATCAGCGGGAGCAAGGTCAACCTTTGCTGCGTACTCCTGCGGAGATACGACGACAAGTTGAGACGCTACTGACTTGACCGCATCCGGAATTGAAGCCGTTTTTTTAGGAAGAGATTCTGTGATTGTCTCCCAGAAATCAACATTGATCTCAGTGATGTTGTAGGATAGATCGTTCCTGCTTAAGGTCAGTGGTTGTCCAGTGATGTCACCATAAAATGGATGCCGTACAGTCCAAGCCCTGGGATCATTAGCCGACTGATCAAAGGCTTCAGATTGCTCTATGTTGTCATCACCCTGGAACCAGAAAGTTAGCGGAAATGAACGGGCCTTGACCTGCTTGCGGTCAACCAATCCCCCTGGCAAACTAATAAAATCAAAAATGGTTGCGTTAAATTCCTTACTGGTCTCCCCATTTTTCCATAATGGAGTGTACACCTTGCCATCGCCGGTTGTAATAGTAAATACTATATTTTCTAACCTGTCTTTCCAGCTCATGGATTAACGCCTGAAATTGAATACTCAAATATAAAATATTTGTAGATAATGTTACATAGAATAATACAAATGAATTTTACTTCAGTAGTTTTGCTACTCTCTTATTGAATTGATCTTGATAGAATTGGCCTATTTTATTAGAAGTCATATCGGCTGCTTCTTGCCTGAAATGTGTCGGCTTAATTTTCACGGGTGCAGAGGAGCGGGATTTCATTAATCTGACTCCATCGAATTTTACAGATGATGGCTTCTTTGCTGTGCCTTTAGTTTTTCTGAATGATTTGGTTTGGATTAAAAATCTGCCTCCTTTTTTTGACTTCCAGGAGAAAGGTCTTTTTAACTTTGCACTGGCGTATGCGGCAGCTACAAACGAACTTTTTTCTGTACTTGAGCTCGGGCCAAAAGTCCTGTTTCTTGAGTTTAAAGGGTCGAGTCTGTTGTATAGCTTTGATCGCTTAACCAGGTTGTTGTTAGATCCACCTCGGGAAGCCTCAAGGTATATTGCATTTTCATTTCCTACACCTCCGACATCTTGCCTTTCAAGCCCTCGTACAGCAGCTTCAGCGGACTTTCTACTTGAACCGCTCTTATTTGATGAGACGTTGAACCCTACTGTTGCGCTCATTTTTCTTATATCAAAACCAGCAGCCCTACTTACACCAGTCATAGCTTTAAAGAATGTGGGGTTTCTTACGTTGAATTTCCGGTCTGCTGATATTGGCAATGTTCGCTTTTTCATGTCAAACATAGCGTCGTTTAAAGTTTCTCTCACTGTTACCGGAAGCGCAGATCGATGCATCTTTTCGAGCTTTTGAGTGTATTTCACTAACGCATCACTATTAATGTCGATTTTTATCATGATGTCGTCAGCTAAGTGTCCATTTCCTCGCAACCTCATCGTTGCTGTAGTATACTTCTCCATTCAGTCCAAACAATACGCCAAGATTGCCCGGAACCGTAGTGATCAGTGACTCAACCCCTGTTGACAGGCTATACTTTCTTAGTTCCCCAGAAACAAAGGTGTAAATGCTTCCCGCCTTCACTACGGCGTTGGTTGTCTTTGCAAAGACATCGGCAATCGAAATGGAGCCAGTCTTTGTTACGGTTCCTGTACTCAAATCAAAATCATACTTGTCTATCTCGTAATTATTAGCAGTATTGCCGGTTGCATTTGTAATGTACAACGTATCACCATCGGTGTATATGTTCGGTCGGTTGTCAGCGCCGATAGGGAATGAGCCGCCAGACATCGTCAACAATGAAGGTGCTGAAAGATTTGAAATGGAAAACTTATACAGCGCATAGGTATTCGCCGTTGGGTCGTATACAAGACAAAGGACAAAATTTCCAATCACCAGCATTTCGTACACCTGTAAAAGACCGTCCGACTCTAACAAGCGGATGGCCGCTTGCAGATCGTATGATTCAGGCACATCACTGAACAAGACACCTTGAGACTCATACCACACCTTATTGCTGCTATTGAATGCCACTGGTGTTCCAAACGGGGTAAACACAGCTGGAACCGTAGGCGCTACATTTGGAGACGACAGGTTGTAGGCCCTGACTGTTGACTGATCGAGTATGATCAGTAGTTCATCGCCGGAGCTGAACCCGTTTACTGCCGTGAACTGGTATTCTTCGGGGCCAGAATTTCCGATCAGCGTATAGGTTTCACCTTCATCATAGTTTTCTGATGCCCTGGCAAAAACAAAATACTTGTCTGGAAGCAATCCCAGATTCAGATTCAGGATAAACTGCGTACCTGACAAATTAAGTACCTGCTCTGAGTCATTCAGGACATTAGGGAGCTTTCTTAGGGCCTCTACAATCTGATAGTCGTTAAGCTCATTATCTTCAAAGCCGTTTGCTGTGATGCCGGTAACGCGAAGCAGCTTGTACAGGTTGGTTAGGATGTCTCCGTAAATCTCTCTAACTACCGGTGTTCCTTCTGCAACCTCTGTCTCGTTAATTATTGTACTGTCAGGAAACTTGAAAAGGTCAGTTTCCTTTGGAATGTCCGCTATCAGGCCAATGGTTCTCATATTTGTACTGCTTCAAGGTGAATCTTTAAATTTTTGTTGAATGTTGATCCGTCAGTCCACTGGATGCCGATTTGAACTTGGGTAGTGCTGACGACTTTGAACACTGGTGACTTGAGATCATCATCGGAAGTAATGGTTCCTTCAGATTGTACATGGATCCTAACGAAATAATTCGTGTTCGCCATTGCATTTGCAAATGTGACCGTGTAAATTGTCTCGATAGGAGAGTTGTTTTGAGCAACCTGGGCGACACTGATATCACCCGCCCGGGGCTTCATAACTCCAACGGTTTCAAACCCTGGATCTGCACCGCTGAACCATCCTACATTTTTAACACTAAAGAGCGCGTCGAGCCTGGCTTTATCTTCTTTTGAGAGTAGTCCATTTCGCAGGTTGGTTGCCAGAAATAATCCGCTATCCAGACCGATCACCCGCCGTGCGAAGGCAAGTTGATTAGTGTAAGGTGTAGTGGCTTTTGATGTTAACGCACCTGCATACTCTTCCGCTTCGGTGGCCGCCTTCAAGAATAACAATTCTGTGACCATTGCATTTATGCTGGCTGAATCGCCTAACCGGATTAGTTCGATTCCGGATGATGAGTTAACTAGCCTGACGTATTCACCTGTCTTGAATTTCGAGGGTACTGAAACGGTTTTGGTTGACGGTTCCGTACCCTTAATTGAAGATTCAGTGTCATAATTGAAAGCCGCCTTGCAGGTCAGCATTTCGCCTTCTTTTAATGTGCTCAACTTTATATTCACCTGGATCACACCAGACGATACGTTTAGCGGTAAGACAAAGTCATTCTTGCCTGCAAGAGAAATTGCTGCTTCCACAAGCTGATATCCATTAGATTCATTATCTGGAAGCCCATTGTAAACGATTCCTGCCAAACGCATGAGCTTAGCAAAGAACTCGTGAAGGTCGCTATATAGCAACCTGTTGACCGGTGTTCCGTTCCCGGAACCATTGTTGTCCCTTATACGACCATCTGGGTAGTTCGTTGGATCGGAATCGTCGATATTGGGCGCGTTTTTCTTGTTGGTAGCCATAGCGATTAAACGTAATTGATAAATAGGTATACGACCAGGTGTGCAGGCTTGAGCTTTAGCACCAGTTCGCGAAATTCTTTTTCTCTTGATTGATCAATGGTAGCAGAAGATTCCAACGTGGATCCTGCAATAAAAAAGGTAGCCCAAAGATTTTCATCGCCACCGATGCTGAAATCTTCCCGGTCAACGCTATTTGCAATCACCTGTAAATTACCTCCGCCGTGCTGGGTTCCACCACCATGCTGAGTTGCGCCCCCATGCTGGACAGCGGCGGCCTGATCTCCGGAAACTTCAGATGCAGTTTTGTAATACTTCACCCCATCACCATCGTAAAAGATGTTTTCATATACCTTTACGTTGAATCCAGCTTCTTGAAGTTGGGACTCGATGTACCTGAAATTTTGCCTTGCAGCAATGTTTGACCGGTAAGATAGTTTACGGCGGATGTTGGCGCGCCTGGTTTCAATACTCAGGGACTCGTTAGTGATCAAGCCAAGCCTGTACTCCCAAAGTGAAGCATCGTCCTTGTCGAAATTGTTGTTATCTGGAAGCGTGCTGTCAAGCGTAGCATACGCATCATTGATCAATCTTTGAAATGCTTTATTGAACGCTTCATGAACTGCGGAAAATGTGCTGCCCTCAGGTAGATACCAGACACGGCCAGTAGGGTAGAGTTGAGCTGTTAAGTTCAGCAGCTCTTCCTGAGTGCTGACTTTTGACGGAAACTTATGCGGTGTTTTGTACCCGTGCGGAGTTCCGTACCCGTGCTGCGTGCTCTTGTTGGTTACCTGATACATATCACGGGTAGCTAACGTTTCTTAAATAAGGAATGTCTCCTCCGGAAAAAGTAAAGGAGTTTGTGAGCACACCGTCTACGTATAACTGGAAGTCGTTGAAGCTGTTTGCATTTCCTACCGTGTCAGAAACTATGCTCTGAGCTTTAACTGAAGTCAATACGTCGTTTTTGTCCCGCAGCAGGTCTGCACCTGCGATAAATGGCCGCACATTGTACAGGAATGATTTCAAATTAGAAGAAATACTGCTCCTGATCGTCGTTGTGTCTGTTTGCAATCCGAAAATCACCACATCAACCGGCTTTGTTGTGATCGGACCTACATCCATTGCAGCCTGCATTGGTCGCCTGCCCCTCTCATTGGTGGGTAGCGTTTCATCCGGGTCAAACTCTATAACCTCACGTACATCGTCAAGGATTGCTGATGATGGTGTCCCGTTGCCATCCGTACTGTCGACCTCCGTCGCTTCAACAAATACCTGCACCGTACCGGCATCGCCGTTCTTTACCTGAGGATATACCCTTCGTACACCACCCGCATCCGATGACCATATCCGATAGTCTGTTTTCGCTCCGCCCTGAGTCTCCAATCGAATTGCATTCAGTATATTCTCCCGATAAATATCGGTCGATTCCTCTTCAGTCGGCTGTTGCGTTACAGAAGTGATCACAATGAGCTGGTTTAATCCGATCACAGGTTCAGTTGCTGTCAATCCATCTCCCGCGTTAAGCAAGTATGACCGGCCTGCATTAAGTGACCGTATCGTAATCGTTCCTGAAGTACCAGGCAATATATACTCGTCGTCGATAATGTAAAGATTGCCAGGTGAGTTGCTTGAGTCATTCGACTTGAAAGTCAATCCTGCCCGAATGACTGCACCAGATAAACCTATCACATTTGCCGTATAGATTCCATCTGTCGCCGGTCTTGGTTGACGGTTTAAATAAATTTGCCCCTGCCGATTTAATGTTCCACCCTCAGAAGCGATATCGGCAGTATCGGCAAAGATGTTGTTCTGTATATCAGACAAGTACAGATAGCAAAGCTTAAGCTGCGCAGACAATACACTGGACATTGAATCAGCAACCATTTTTAGTTGCGTATCTGTCAGCCCTGCTTTAGTTTTCAAGTCCGCAGCAAATTGATTGTAAATATCGGTAAGCGAAGGTATCGGCTTCATATTGCTCTTTCAAATATTAATTCAGACTTAGCGTTATCCCACATCAGCCGGACCAGCACCGGTATGCTGTTTTGAGGCTCTTGGATTTTGATTGTTATTTTGAGAGATGATGTTCCCGTTACAGATGCATCTACCTTTACGTCTGCATACGATTTGAAATGCTTCAAGTCGTTATTTACAGCCTGGATTATATTATTTCGACCTGATCCGTTCAGCGGATTATCTCGCAATGCACATTCAGTCTCGGAGTTGAATTGTTTTGCCTGATTGTCACCAAATAAAAGGGAATTTCCCCACCAATCTTCACGAATTTGTCCGGGCAGTTCATCTCCCTTAGTTGAAGCTTCTACGTTACCACCAAACAGACACAGGTAGACTTGTTGCAATAACTGGTCGTTCAATGAAATATCACCATTGATAACGGCCAAGTCGCCACCGCTTCCTGTTTCATATATGAGAATGTCCTTTGCCATTATCTTGCTCCATTGGTAGGTGTAACTTTTACGTTTGGCTGTAGTGGCCCGCTTCCTTGAACCGATGCTACTTGTTTTCCCGGATCGTTCAGGTTGATGTTTAGCGATCCATTCATATTAAACTGATGCTTCATTGTTTCGGCCTTGACAGCAGGGGTTGATAATACAGGAGCAGGCTTGCTGTTTGGAGAGTTACCATCCATATTAACACCCATTGACGCCCTGAATGCATTTATCGAAGCCGCTCCATTCTTTGCCCAATTGAAACCAGTTACTCGGCCAATAATTGCTAGTAGCTGCTCTATTGGTTGTAATACCGAATCGAGAATAACCTTTCCAATTGCTTTTAATCCACCTAAAATACCACCGGTTTTGAAAGCCCTGACAACCATATCCCAGTTCCGTCTAAAAGATTGGACTAAACTTATTACCATACCCAAAGGACCCATGAATATGGCAAGCGCAGCGCCCCACTTATCCCAATACTTGACAACAGTGTATACTAGGCCAATCAAGATTGCTATCGCTGCTATGACTAACCCGATAGGATTTGCCTTCATGGCTGCATTCAAAAGCCACATTGCTACACTTGCTGCTTTCAATGATAGTCCAAATATAAAATTCATAGAAGCCGCAGCACCTGTAATAATTTTTGCCCCCGCCATGACAAACTTGTTAGCAATCATTGCTTCAGTTAAAGTGCCTGTAGACAGTGCAACAATACCTGTAATAACACCATATGTAGCCATCACTATATTGAAGGCTGCAAGACCTGTTTTTAAGGCCAGTATTCCAGCTGTGAGGTTTATAGTGATAGTAATTAACGTTGCAAAATTATTAATCACAAAATCAGTTATCTTTTTAAGTGAAATTAAACCACTTGTAGCCTGATCATTTGTAGTGATGTAGTTAATCCACAGCTTTGATATTGCGTCAATCTTCTCGCCAAGTGTTTGAGAATTTATTCCTGCCGCCTTTATTGCCTCACTGGTTCCAGTAACGTCATGAGTAAACTGCTGATATAATTTAATATTATCTAATATAATTTTTCCAGCAGTGATGTTTTCTGCTCCAAAAATTTTAGTCAATATAGCATCTCTCTGTTTTGCAGATGATGTTTTCGCAAGTCTTGAAGTAACTTGTGCTAGAGCATCGTTTATATTAAAAAGGCCAGATTTATATCCCACTCCGGCTTTTTGTAGCTTTAGAATAACACCCCTAAGAGATGTTCCAGCCTCTGCTCCAGTTATGGATTTTGAAGCTAGGGTTTGAATTAATGCAACGGATTGCTCCAAAGTAATGTTGGCTCCGTTTGCTACAGCGCCGAAATTCTTGTATGATTCTGCAGCTTGAGTAATACTTGCGGCGCCAACTGCTTGGCCTGCTGCAAGAACATTTATAACCCTACTGGCTTGATCTGCTTTTAGGTTAAATTGGTTCATTATACCAACCAAGTTTTCAGCTGAAGTAGATAAATCATCACCTGATGCTTTTGATAAAATTATAGTTGCCTGTGCAACTTTTCCAAGTCCGGATGCAGTCTTTGCAAATTCAGCATTCAAACCCGCTATTTTTTCGAAAGCTGAAGCTACGTCAATAGTGCTAGCCAATCCTCTTGATGCGTTTGCCACTTTTCCTATTTCTGCCTGAAAAACCTTGAAATCCTTATTTGACAAATCTGAAACAATCGTTCGGAATGAGGCTAATTGCTTTTCATATTCCATCAGGGATTTCCCTGAGAAGACGACGCCACCAATGATCCCTCCCGCGATCACTGCGGTCTTTGCCATGTCTAATAATTGCCTACCCGTTTCACCGAATACTGGTGTAAGCTTTCGAAAGGCTCGGTTGGCTCTGGCAGCAGTCGCCTCTGCTTTCTCTGCAAACGAACCAACGCCACGTGACATTTTACGGACGACACTTGTGAGTCTATCTATTGCTGAGAATGTTGTTGAAACCTTTAATGATGCAGCTGGCATTATCTTTTATTTGTATTCATGCTTGACTCAATTTCTTTATGTTGTTCCTGGATGGTGTTATACCAATAGACTATGCCATTATGATCCATATCATCACAGTACATCGTTTCGATATAGTAAGGGTTGGCCCATTGGAAGTTCAACCCCAGAGTTTTTACATACCCGTCTATATCACCAGGTATGTTTACATAAAAACTGTACTTAATTGCTCAGACACTCTGTAATCGAATGCACTAAACTTGTCAAGCATTGCAAGTGGTTGACCAACTACAAAAGACAAGCATTTATGGGCAAATAGAATGGGATCCTTTTTTATATCTACACCACTTGAAATTTTTCTGACATCTGAGGGAAGTACTCTTGTTTTGAAACTAAGCCCTTCGACCACAACTTCACCGGTATCAGACTTAATGGGTTCAGTCAATGTGTATTTCGGAAAATTCCCCTCTTCTAAAACTAAGCCGCCGATCATTATGGCCTCCAACACATCAGGGTATAAATCCTTGATTTCTTCATCGGAAAGGAGTTTCCGTTTGTAGGGCTTCAAAAACTGTCTAAGTTCTTCGATTGCCACTTCTTCTACGATTTTGATATTGTCTTCCATATTTCAATAATTAGGTTATGCTATTTTTTCAAGTTTACCACCACCAGCTATTTTGATTGACATCTGCGCGGTGTTTGTGTCGGGCTGCAGATCGCCAACTGGACGTCCTGTACCCTTGTATATCGCGCCAGAAATGTGGCTGATAGTCCACACCCCATGATCAGGGCTTTCCGATAATTTGTCCAGCGCCTCTTGCTCATAGTTAGAAGCCAGATCGACAGCTATCGGACCTTCAACAGACCAACCTACACGGTTTTTTTGGTCGATGGTTCGACCAGATCCAGTGACGCTGTTCGCGTCGTCATTGTTTCTGATTCCGCCTCTGTCGATTGTGAAACTCTCATTTGATTTTGCATCAAACCTGAAATCTCCAAGAGTAGGGTGGTTACATACGATCTCAATTACGTCACCACCTATATAATTTTTCTTTGCCATTTGTATTACTTGTTAGCGGTTATCAATTAAAAGCCAGCCTCAACGTCTGTAGACTCTATCCTGGCAATACCGGTGCGCTTATACCTGAAAAACGTTTCGAACCGGTCCGGGTTAGTTGCAGAAATCTGTACCAAGAGAGACGATTTACTGAACTCATGGTCTTTTATAAGGGCAGCTGATGCCAGATTGTCGAACATTTCAAAAAGAACCGACTTCCATTCCTTAGGCTTTATTACCTTGTCTGCATCGGTCACCTGATCGTCTGGAACCAAAACATGGTCACGCACCCGGATTTTTTCCAATGTGGTGTAATTGTCCTTCACGTTCCAGTCCAGATTAAGGTTCCGGCAGTATGCGTATTGCAGCGGAGTTTCACCTGTAGGATGATAGGTGGTTACGAGATCCTGAATCTGATATGCACCATTTTCAAGGATCACAGTTGAGCATCCTTTTTTCACAAGGAAATCGCGGTTATCATAGACGGACATTTCACCGATGGTGCCGGTTGCTGGGATTGACATGTCTGGATAAGACAGCGCGTTCACGTCGAGCTGTGGAGTGTCCTGCATTACTCTGGCAAATAGCCTCACAACATTTGCGGCTGCCTCCCATGTGAAGCCTTCGCTCCCTGGAGCGGGACAAAGTACATTTGTTACCTGGTTTACCCTCCCTGCTGCATTTGTGATTGCTGCAAGATCTGTTACTGAAGTTAAGACAGAACCGAAGAAAGCCATGAAAGGCTTGAAAATACGGCCCTCATACCTGCCGGTAGGGGTCAGGTCATTAGGTACGCCATTGAATTGTTCCAATGTGGCCAGGGTAGCGGTGCCATATGGGTTGATCACTGAGGTGTACCAGTTTTCTTCAAACTGAGCAAGAGCAGGAGCGAGGTCTACTGCACCGGTTCCGGCTGTAGTCGTGGTTAATGCGTAAGTCACTCCGGCGGATAGACCATTATTACTTACTGAAACCTTTAGCTCTGCCGACGTCAAGCCTGCCCACTTGGATTTGAGTGTCAGCACGCCAGCTGCTACCGTAGCTATCACTGGAGAACCGAGTACCGCATTAATTGCGTTTGCCATTTTCAAAGCGATGGCTGTGGGTGTGTCGCCTGTAACCACGTTAAATGTATAAGGCGTAAAATCAAGGCTGCTCCGGCCTGCAATCACAAGGTTGTGGGTCGCGCTTGTGGTCGCGGTACCGGTCACAGTGAACACGATGGTTGTCTGTGTAGCAGACTCATCTGATTCTTGTGGAATCACAATCGTCGGAATGCCGCCAATACCATCACTGCCAACAGGACGAAGAATGCGCATCATTTGATGAATTGGGCTGCCATACCCGTAAAGCTGGCCAGCCTGGTCGGCTGTGGTAATTTCTTTTGCTGTGAGGCTCAGTGATCCCTGATTAGCAAGATTTGCCTCACCAAGCACAACAACAATCTGTGGCAGGTTATCGGTTTCATTGCTAAAGAATCCTTTTTTGATCTTGTACCCGGATACCCTGCTTCGTCTATCCTGGCCGATGGCTGTTGAAATGCTCATGATCTTATTGCTAAATTTTAGTTTTTAAACTGTGGTAAACTCATACCGATAGCCCTTGTCTGACTCTTCTAGTCTAACTCTGGTTTCGGTAGTTAATATTTCTACTCCATCCCATGCGTCCTGATTTTCCTGTATACGTACTGCAAAGGCAAGCCTTGCAAACCTGGTGAAATTGCTGTCATCGGACCGGTTTGGATCCGGAGTAGTGAAGGATTCAACATATGTTCCTCCAATCAATCCTAAGGGAAGAGCAAGTGTTTTGTATTTGGTGCTGCTCAAGATGAACCTGACCATTCCAATAAACTTGTGTAGCCTCAACGCGCTATCTACGCTTCCTGACGCCGAATCGCTGTCCCGGCCGGTAGTATATACATCAATGTAGTACATTGTCCTGCCATGAGTATCTTTCTCCGTAAAACTACCGTAGGTTGCGCCGTCAAGTAGGATGTTAAAGTACAAATCCTCATCTTCAGACATCGGCACTATTCGCTCCGTGTAGACAAATACATCTTCCTCAAATCCCTGAAGCTGCTTCTGATTTTTTAGTTCCGTGATTAGTATTAAACCGATTTGGTCTCTTACTTTCTCAAACCCTTGTTGTGGGATAATTTCAGTAATCAGCGGTGGCATACATCAAGATTTTGACCGGCCAAGAATACAAATCAGCAAACCGGTAGTCTCGTTTGGCTGCGCACTATTGATCACAAAGTTCTGATCATTTCCCACTGCGTCCTTAACCTTTACTTTGTGGTTTTTCAAGCTCACTCGACCAGAAGCATTTCTCACCGGATATCCAAGAGATATTAATGTCTGCTCAGGAATGCTGACATGAGCCTTATTCGAATCAACTGAGTTGCCTTCAGAATCAAATGCTACATGAATGCCACTTGCCAGCCCTTGAACGGCGACTTCAATAGACCCGTCTGCGGTAGACAGGACGATGTCGTCCTGAAATCCGCCTGACTGGACTATTTTCTGCATGTCGGCGCGTGCCTGGGCTAACAAGTTACCTGTCATTACTTCTTACCTCCTTTTACGATGTCGACAGGACTTTTCTTTTCACCTGCCATATTTTCTTCTTCGGTAGGAGATTCCGTCTGTTTTTGATCATCACCATGAGGATCGACAGGAGGTTCAGGCAGCTTATTGTTGTCGTCATTGTTTGACCGATCCTCAGTTACTGATTCGTCGACGGCAACTTCCTCAATGTACTTCTCTTCCACAAGTTCCTCAACGGACCTAGTAAACTTATTGCCAGGCACAATATCATCAAATTTTGCCATCTCGTTGTTCTTCAAGAGTAAGGCAATAACAAGAATTTTATAACTTTTCATGATGTAATGTTAAGCCCCTTTTCAGGGGCTGATTGATTAAACCTTCGTTTTGATTGTGTAAATTCGGTCAACACTGATCGGAATGGCAAGTGGCGCAGAACTTACATAGTACTGCCACGCCATATTGACCTGATCGATAACATCACGAACATAGTATTCACCTTCTTTAGGCGCAACGATCTGGCCGATGTTAGGCACATTCAAGATGGCTGGAACACCAGCATGCTGTGTGATCCCAACGAAGTCTTTCGCTATCATCACGACAGTATCAGTATCGAGGTAGTCAACCTGGTTGCCAGATTCATCTGTGTAGAAACCGCTGTAGGTGAAAATATTGTAATTGAAGTCGGTGCCTGCAATCCTGCCTATAAAGGTCATACCAGTGACGTTATCCAATTGGGGCATTCCGATATCAGTCCTCATAATCTGGTTGAAGAACTTTGCACGCTCTGCGACTTTCGCATTGCCCAGGAAATTGGTTGCCGCATTCTGACCCATGATAACATCGATGGTGTTGCCAGACGAAAGGCCCTTCTTCCGCAAAAAAGCTGAACCAGCGTCCAGTTTGGCAAGTGGATCGGCAGTATTCAAGTTAAGCCACTGGTCAGAGCCGGTAAGCTGGACTAAGGATTCCGCTGTCCTTTTGTAATCGATGTTGTCACCATTTTTTAAAGTGACTATACCGGTCTGAAGGACTTGAGCGCGCTGAAGCTCTTTTGCTCTCGCAATTTTGTATTTTAGCTTCAGAGCATAGTCAGTCGCAGAACCAAGTAGTGCCCTTACATCATAAACCCCAGGATTACCGCCCGCTGCAATGCTGCCAAATACCTCATCATATCGCTGACATGCAGTGAAGTCGAAGTACTCGTTGTAGTATGGTGGAACAAATATTTTCTCTGATGATTTGCTGAAACTGTTTCTGTTCCCATCAGTACATCTCATGACGTCGACAGCTATCTTTTGCAGGTTACGTTCAACCTCTATTGACACCTGCTTGGCCGCAGTGGTCTTAGAAGGAAAGAACATAGACAGACCTTCGCTTGGTGCCTTATCGTCAGAGAACCTAGCAGTTACCGTTTGAGTAATGCTTTTTCTGTGTTGATTTAAAGTGATTCCCATAACTATTAATTATCAAATTTTGTGTTTTCAACGGTTGATGTGTCGACATGCAGTCCAAGAGACTCCAGAACGTCGCGCAGTGTTTTTGCACCCACCACAGTTTCAAGCGTAACGCCTGCCGGTAATACCAGCTGAAGCCCATCAATATTGCCCTTTGTGCAATAGTTGATATTAAGCGATTCTGCATTAGCCAGCAGAACCTCACCATCTACAGCGGCTACACCAATGGTGTTCGCCAATGTACCGGAAGTAACGGGTATTAAGCCATTGGCTACCGCAGTGGTTCCCTGTGTAATCGTGATTGTAGATGCAGGTCCGGTGCCTGTTTGTGCAAGGTTGCTCGTATTACCTGTGGCAGTTGCTGTAAATACTACTGTATTGCCCCCTTGTACTGCTCCGGTTGAAAAACCTGTAAGCGCACCGGAATAGCTGCCTGTTGCAGTTCCCGCCCCGGTGGTCGCACCAGCCGCAAGGTTTGCAAAAGCGGCCGCCAATTGTGCCTGAGTGGTTACACCAGTAGAAGTATAGGTTAGTCCGCCAAGGATCACAGTCTCTCCAGCTGCCAGTGACGTGGCATTAAACAGAACAGACGCTTGTTCATAGGTCCCAGCAGCACGGGCCACGAGCATTCCGGTCTTTATCGTAAGATCGCTGCCGGAAGTATTTTTAAAAACACCCTCGACAAAGCGGTTGTCAAAAAGAAAAATCCTCTTTACCTCAAAATCAGCTGTTGACTGATTGCGGGTAGCATTACGTTGTGTGATCGTCTGCATGATTAAGCCTCCTCATTGACTTTTTTGTAAAACGCTTCAGCTTCTGAATCCTCAGTTTGGCTGATTGATTCAGGAGTGTTAATTGGTCCTTTCGAATCACTTTTAAGATTGTCCAGGTTTGTTTTTGAACTTGCTTTTACTAAGAAGTTCTCGCGGGCGGTAGCAGATATTTCCTTTCCACCCTCAATTCCGGCCTTTACTGCTTCTAGGTCTGTTCCTGCATGGGCTAACCATGCGCCGGTACGGTCCCTCTCAGCGTCTACGCCAGCATTAAATACCTCTTGATAAGCGGCCGGATGCTGGGCTTTAAATTCCTGTGCTGTCATAGCTGTTGTTTGTTTTTTATTGTTGCTTTTTTTATTTGAAGATTTTTCTGATAGCTGAACTACCTTGTTTAGCGCCAAGTCGAAGTTTCCTATTTCATCAACAAGAGATCCTAACACATCACCAGCATTATAGACCGAACCGTCAAGCTGATTTTCGAGAACTACTGGCCTGGCAGTTTTTATTTCACCGATGAATTGATTATTAAATGGATTTAGAACTTCATCAATAGCAAGCTGGTAATTTCCGTTGTTGATAGCCTCTTCATACCACTTATTCTTTTTGTCACTGGCTGTTGCATAAATGGTAACGTGTATAGCACCATCTGCATCTTTCGATTTGTCTGGGTTACCTGAGAACGACAACATTGTGCCTATGCTACCAACTTTGTTGGTTTTACTTTCTGAAATAATGTAGTCGGCATGACTGATGATCCCATAGGCAGCTGAAGCGGCTGTGCCTGCTCTCTCAATTAACGCTACTACCGGTTTGGTCCTAACAGTCAGAGCATGGGACATTACCTCATAACCAAGAGATGATCCGCCTCCAGAATCTGTGACTATGACACCGCCAACCACACGGGAATCAGCATCAAACGTAAGAAGTTTATTTGCCAGGTATGTCATACCATAACTGCTCATGCCTCCATTTTTGGTGATAACTCCATTCAGGTTAATTACATAAATCAAGTCTGATCCCTCGTAGTCGTTTCGTAGTTCGTACGCCTCGGTAATGATTTGAGTCGCGCTCGATACCTCGAACAATGCAATGGCGTTGTTTTTTATCCCGTCAGGGTGGAAATTAATACCCGATCTAATATCACTAAAAAGGCTGCACATAGCAGAAAATGTCTGCCTGTCAATTAAAATAGGCGAGCCGCCATAAAGTTCACGAGCGAGGGCTACGTTCATAAAAACAAATATAAAACTTTTGTATACAATGTTTCATATAATAATACAAAAAATATTTTTATACCGCTACGATCTTTATTTTTTGGTCTGGGAAATCATTAGGACTGCTTAATCCTGACAATACTTTTGTTACAGGATTATATATTACCGGTGAAAGCAACTCATAGTTTCCGGTGTTATTAATGTCTACATAAACTGCAAAGGCTGCCGGATAGGAGGGAAGGCCATCTGAAAGCAAGCTTATAGAAAAGTTAGGATCAGTACCGGTAATATTTGCCGCTGTTTTGTTAACTTCAACGTAGGAAATTCCAGATTGTATTTTGAACCAATTGGCGGTATCTGAAACAGGGGAGTTGACACCTGTGATGTTAAAATAGTACGATCCATTATTCAACACCACGGTACCAACACGTGGTTTAAGCTTATCGGTCCACTGTGTTGATTTATTCCTCAGTTTCGCTGTCAGTTGCATTTTCTACTTGATTAGTTTTTGTAGTTTTATTCTTCCTGGCTTCAACATCATCCGTATCTAATACTTTCCTTTCTTCCTGTACCTTCTTATAGTTCTGGGTCCACTCGCCAAATCCCAGCTGCTCTGTTGCTTGTTCGAAGCTTATCAATGGGGTGGTGTCATCACCAAGCATGCCACGTATAGCGTCCATTTCCTTTTTAGGATCAATGTGCGGCATTTTTGTTCCGGTAAACCTTGAGTTAGAGTAAGCGTTGATGATATATGTATTGTTGGTGTTAACAGCAGACAAATATCCTGGAGCTTGCACCTTATTTTTTAACACGTGTACGTGAAGCCAAAATTTGTATATTTTCTTGTAGAAATTTGTCGCAAACTTATCCCTGTAAATATCTATAATAAAGCCCCAGCCATTTATTGCCGCTCTTGACGCAGAGTAATTTGAGTTATACTGTTGGATAGCGACTTCAGGAGGAATATCTACAGCCGCGCAAAGCTGAACGAATACGGCTTTAAAAAAGGGGTCATAACTCAGCTCTGCCTGAGCGTCTAACCCACTTAGCTCAGCTCCAATAGGCAGATTATACACTGTCTTGTTTTCTGTCGCGGTTATGTTCTTGCTGAGTGCTTCTCCAATTTTATAAGGATCAAGATCGACCGAACCTCCTGCGTTCTTTTTGATAATATTTGCAAGTGGGTTTTCTCCATCAGAGAATCTACTGTGTTTGATGTACCAGGGTACCTTTGCCCTTTCTTCAGCGGCTGATACCGAAGCTTCTGTATATCGGTCAAGCTTTGTCACTTTTTCCAAAATCGGCGTGATGACAGGAATCCCACGCAGATGATCAATTCGGTGTTTGTCACCGTAAACCATCCAGGCCATAAGACAGCCAGTCTGTTCGCTTCTTGCCGGGATCCTCTCTATCTCCCCAATGAAATTATCGGGTGTCGACTTTAAGACATAGAAAGCAATGTGCTCGCCCTTGTCATCGATTTCAATCCCATGCCTTATTGTATTACCTTTGGCTTTAGCATTTTGAATAAACTGGCTTTCAAAAAGAGGATCTACAACATGCTGACCATCGATAACTTGTACACGGACATCATAGTTGTCGTCAAGCCTGAGAATGACAAGTGAGTCACCACCCAAGAAAGCTGTCTCAAACGCTTTCGATGCGAGCTCGTGCAACGTACACATATTTGAGAAGTCGGCCTCCTGATTTGCTGCATACAAAGTAAAGTAAGCTTCGACATTATTTACGAAAGCAGAGTGCTCAAACGTTATTTTCTCAAGATCGAGGACTTCAGTACTCGGCTCTGATTGCAATTTAAGGCCTGTTCCGACTACCCACTTGAAGAATTTATTGATAATGATCTTGACGACATCACTTGTCATTTTGGCTTCATAGGCCCTGGCTCGCAATATTCGATAATCTGGGAGCAAATTGTAAGGGCTACCAAGTTCACCGTCACTCTTTTCGCCATTGAACAGCTTTGTTCGTATGGGTATCCAGGCACTTGAAACAGCGTCTTCACCAAGCATAAACGACTTAGTCTCGTTAGGAACAGCAGAAGCCTCTGGTGTTTTTTCAAAAATTATGAAGCCCCCAATTCTCATTATCTGAATGTTCTTTTGTCTTGAAGTACTACCGCTCTACCATTTAGCCGGTTTACATACATCTGCTTCATACGCTCAAGGGATCGGATGCCTTCTTCAACTTCCTGCATACTGCGATATCCCGTCTTGATCCGCACCTGACTATCATCTAACTCATAAGAGGAAATGTTACCGGCCGGGCCGCTTACAGTGGTCCCCATCAACAAAATGGCATTGTCTATCAGTACGTCAATCGCCTGAATTCGGTCTAATAGCTTTGTTTTGCTCTCCAGGTATGCTGGTATTGAGTACTCAGTGTAGCACGGCATTGCTGAATGATTTTAAACAAATATATGATTATGTATACAATGTTTCATAAAATGAGTAAAAAATCCCGAAAAGCTGCTGCTCTCCGGGACCAAAACCTAAACCATATAAAATGAAGAACCCTGGAACGCAGAATCCATTGTGTAAATATAGCAATATTTTGATTGTATACAATGTTTCATAATTTGATCTAACTATAGCTTTCAGCGATGATGTCTTCCCATGTGTAATGCTTGTACTTCGGATCCGATCTACGATACAGATCAACGAAAATGAGCTTGGCCGCCAGGTTGTATACCCGGACATCCCAGAAGTGGTTTTGAGATTGACTGTTCTTCTTATCCCACCGATAGCCAACAACCTCATCATTCTTTTTCACCTCAGTTCTGCGCTCGCCTTCATAGTGGATGAAGTAGCTTTTCAAATCATATTTTCCGTCGCGCGGCTCTGGGTAATTCATATATCCTGAAGGCTGACTACCATCGTCACCTGGGCGTAGCTGCATCATTTGAGAAAGATCATCTTTGATCTGATTTACCTCCACTGTATACGCCCGCTTTGGATACTCTGAACTTTGCCTGATGGGAAAGGTATCTCGGGTAAGCTTTCGGAAGTTTTCTTCGACACGGCCTTTCACACCGAAAATAAGGAAACCCTCATCGTGCATCTTATTTACAAATTGCATCACATATTTAGCTCCAAAACCAATGTCAATAGCAGTTACCGTAACTTCCATTGTTGATCCGGACTCAGTTGTGTGTTCTTTCCTCAATAGCTCTTCAAGTACTGGCCATACCGAATTGGATTGGTTATGCTGAAGTGTCCACTTAATTCGATCGGCATCATTAGCCCTTTCCTTTTTAGACATGTCCCTAGCCCGTTTAAATGTGCCGATACTTCCGTGATCTACGGAATATGTAGCGCCTGTAGCAGTATGAGCCAGTATCTCCCAGTCAAGCCGAACATCTTCGGTTTCATCACTCATAAATCCATTGATGTCACAGGATAGCGTCATCAGTACGATATGGCGGTTCCCGTCATTATCGCATGTAATATCTGGAACTGTTCCCGGATGGTACGACCTTGTATTCTGCATGAGTTCCGTAACCTTCGGGCTCTCGCCTGTTTCAGCGAAAGGAAGTCCAAGCCTAAGGTTGTAAAAAACCTTCAGTAGGTTTACATTGGCTTTCTCACCGGGAGGATTTGCAGCCAGCCATTCCTCAACACCAACACGCCAGCCGTCAAATCCAGGTGGGTTAATGATAAAATTTTTCTGAAAGCTGCGATGATTCCTCTCCGATGGTATTTCCACAGTCGGAACCCATTTACCAAGCAGATTCAGATCGTACTTTTCTTTTTCCAGAATTACACCTTTGCAGCATGGGGTTACGTATCGGATACTATCGGTGATCAGCTTCTTATTCTCATCCAGATCATAGATAACACCTGTCTTGGTGCCATCTTCCAATTTTACAAACCACTCTACAGGAAAATAGGTCCCGCAATGCGGACACGGCCAGTTCCATTTCTCCTGAGTTCCTAAAAGATATTGTTCGTATATATTGCTTGTCTGAGTAACGGTAGGGGTGGAGATCATGAAAGTCTTGGCCTTGTCGCCGTAGCTGTTCTGCCTGGTTTTCATTACCATTTTCGGTGATCCTTCTTTACCCACCTCCTTAGGTGCGGTGTCGTAATCGTCAGCAAAGATGTATTTAGCTGAGAACATCCTGAACGTGTTTGCGGAGTTCGTGCCGGCAGAAGTCAGTGTTCCGCCAGCAAATTCCTTTTTCTTACTGGTGTCGCCGGTTCGATTATTAGATTTCTTGATGACGTTCGGTCGAATAAGGTGATCGAGGCGGGACGATCTGATTACTGGATCCAAACGCTCTTCAATTGTCTTAGCGGCCAGCTGCACATCAGAGGCCGTAAATAATGTGCCGTCCGGAATCTGATCTATGATGTAACAGATGCCGCCTACAACCAGCGCAGTTGTGAAACCGCTTTGTCCGTCCTTCATTATTGACGCAAACCTGGTTACATCGGTGGGATGCAGCATATTCACGATTGGGCGCATGTACGGTGTCAGGTTGAAGCTATACGGACCGGGATAGACTGAAGTAGATGTTGGGATATGTATACGTTCCTCCATCCATTTATCAACCATTGGCTTGACCAAGTTGAACCCGAATATCTCAGCATTTATTTTTTGAAGCTGTGACTTTCTGGCAGCAAGTATATTTTCCTGATCGATCATATCATCCGGTTAGTATTGCTTTGGCTGAACGTCGTCAATATCATATCAAGGTCTTTATCCGCGTCGGCACCTGCTTTTTCAATTGCAACAGATAACGCACGCTTCCCTTCTTCAACAATCCTCGTATACATTTTCATATCGCCGTTGGCCATGATCTGGCAATAAATTCCAGCTATATTTTCTATTGCATTGTCGAAATTAGTGAAAATGGCTTTCGCCTGGCTTTGCAAAAGGGATGCAGCAACATCAATTGGAAGTAGTTTACCAGCAGCTTTATCTACCAGTATTTTTTCTTTCTCAATTTTGAGCGTTACCAGTTCCGTGTCTTTTTTCAGCTTTAAAAGGTAGGGATTCCCGGTCTCATCAGCTAACGAGATTTTGCCTTTTCCCTTGCTTAAGTTCTCTACCTCGGAAATAAATGTCTGATCGTAATCGCCCTGGTCATCGTCATCCTCGTCAGAATCCTTAGGCACCGATCTCTTTACGCTCGCTATGTGCTTTACAAGTTCGGCATCTTCTTTTTTTGACTTGTTAATCTCCTGTCGTTTCTTCTTATAGAGGTTGTTTAGCGTATTTTCTGTGTCGATGGTCTTGCCGTCGGCATCGTGCATAATTACCTTCTTACGGTTGATGTAAACGTTAAGCACCTTAACGTCATCACCGCACATCTCAGCGAACTCCTTGCGCGTTACAATTGCCATAATTTCCGCACTTGTTATACAGCCATAAAATATAACATAAAACAGCCTTCAAGTGAATTTCAATGCAATTTATAGGAAAATAATATAACATCAAATTTTGTTATCATAACAAAAGGTATAACAAAGTCAAAAAAACTGAGACTGCTCAAAGATCGGGGTGCGCAACGTATTGCAAGCTGATCCCATTTCTGCCACAGTACCTTCGTGTCCTATTAACCACAAATAACTGATTGTCAATCAGTTAACATATAGTTAAGTGTTAGTTCTATCTATCATGTCATCGATACTAGGGAAGGCAGGTAGGTGTCCATATTCGTCTTGTTGAACATGTTTCATAAAGTGAGACAGTCTCTGCAAAATAAAAGGGAATACCTTCATCAATGACACTTTATCCACGCCCCATGTATCATAGTTGGTGTGGCATCTTACACACAGAAATACGCAGTTTAATGGGTGGGTCGATACGCTTTCGAAATGACGCTTAGGCAGGATGTGGGCCACATATGCTTTAGGTCCCCAGATCGCGTTATGGTTTAGGTAATCCCCACACTCCTGGCATGTTGATGGCATGAGAGATATCTGCATTTGAAACCATTTTGACAGACCGGACGAACTGTTTTTAGAATTGGCCCTCTTGGTAGACCTGGACGCGTAAATACTTCGCTTGTGGGCTTGATAGTGATAGTGCGGTCCGCTTGTGCAGCGTTTAGCCATGACCGGCTTTTTACGGGTGTCTGAGCAATCAATACAAATACCGAGCTTCTGTTTTATAGTACTCATTTCCTTAGTGACAGGGCAAGCCTATCCGTTTTCATGTTTGATAGAACTGTTAAAAATATCCTGACGGGCTTTCTATATCCGTCTTGCCTGAGCCTGGCAACGTAGTTCACTTCCTCAATTAGTCGTTCTTTTTCTGTGGGTGATAAATCACTATTGACCTTGATTAGGTTAATCAGCAGTTGCTCTTTCTTTGTTAAAAATGATGTCATTATAACTCAAGTTGTTGTTAATATTTCGATGCCTTTGGCTTCCATATGCTTTGCATGCTTAATTACGACTTTGTCAAAGTCAGTGAATTCAATCATTTCGGTTGCAGGCGGAGACAATAAGACATTTTCTCCAGAATTCATCCAAATTATCTTAGTCAGGTTAAATAGCCGAACTACTTTTCCTTTTTTGTAGCATTCGATATTGAATCCGAACTCATCTTCAGATTGCAAATCGAAAGACTTCTTTCCCTTCCTTTGTTTTCCTAAAATTGATACAAACATATCTGTCGATGTTAAATTGATTTTGGTAAAAAGCTATCTTTATCGTTTGGTCTACTCGGATTGAACGCCACTTCATAACCTAACCCGATCATCTCTTCGATATCTTCATCAACGACACCAATGAACCCGTATAACTTGTTGTGACCGCAGCAGCAGCCGGTTGTTGTTATTCCCAATGACCATAATCGTTGTACCTCTTCTGCGATACACGAATCAAGGCAAATTGAACTAGGGTGGCCCCGCCTTTCGATTTATAAAGCCTCATGTGCTCAGGTAAATCGTTAACCTGAATCTGATTGGCATAGGAGCCAAATTCTACGTTTTTACACTTACACATAGTCTAGATTTTTTTAGAGATTTTTTCCAATCTGCCAGCAAAATTTTTGTCGCGGTGCTTTCCTGTTATATCCAGTTGCTTCATGAGGATCACCAGAGCTTGATAAAGGTCTAAAGCCTCCTGGTCTGTTAGTTTTATTGTTTTCATGACAGCAATTTCTGTAATAGCTTTAGTCAATTATTACGGGTTCCCGTAAAGTTCAAAATAAAATACCATCAGCAACTGTAGGGTACCTTTATCCATTTATCGCTATCGAATTTGGCGTAGATATATCCCTCAAAAGAGTCACCTTCCCAGCCGACAGACCATTGATGAACCCACACCTCCTTAAAACAACCATACTTTTCATTTTGATTGCTTCCGTATGGCTTATCAACTACTTCAATTTTACCTGTCACGTCACAATAGTCTAAAAGGTTTTTAAAATGCCGGTTAGCATATTTGCCAATTGACTTTATGAGCGTTTTATTGTGTTCGGACACCTCTGATTCATACTTAGCCATGTCCTCGTAGCACTCCTTAGTTACGCAGTCTAAACATTTATCTTCAGTTGCTCTGTAGATAGCATCGACGCTACTGCCGCATGTGGAGCAGGCAAACTTTGTATTATCTTTCATTCATTTTCTGTGTTTGGGTTATCCTCATAATCATCCCAAATCACATCGGCACATTCACTATCCTCAACCGAAATGATGCCTGTATGCCCACATTCAGCACACCTGACTTCTTCTTCATCATAAACGTAACCGTTCACCTTGCTTTTGGTTAGTACTTCTGGATCACTGCCGCATTTTGGGCAATTCTGTCCGGGAAAATATTTCCATTGTTTTTCCATCTTGTTTCTGTTTAATATTCGTCACTGATAACTAGGCATGTTACTTTAGCCCATTGCTTCCGGGGAATCTCCGGTGCGCCAAAGGTCACATCCCTTACTTGAGCACGCTGACACATATTGTATCTGCTTTCGTCGTCTGTCTGCTCTACCATGACGTCCATACCGTCGGGTAGATCGGCAATTAATGCCTTAAGTTCTTTTACGTTCATTGGTTCTGTTTTAATGATTGATCTGCCTTCAGTATTTCGTTCATTTTGTCCCACATCCACGAATGGTGTTCTATAATGAATCTACCTTTGAAATGCTTAAAGTTTTCTTCCATAGCTTTAGCGAGCTCTAAGGCAAGATAAAATACCTCTGTCAATTCCCTATTCCTTGCCTCCAAGTCTTGGATGCGGGATTGAAGTGCCTCATGTCTAAGGAGTATATCCAGAGCGGACTCACATTGTTCAGCTTGAAGCTGAAGATCTGATCGGCATTTTTTATGAAATTCACTTCCATCGTTGGCCCATTCTTTATCAGAAAGAACACTTCTTGAAACTTTGGCTTCATCAAGCAGCACCCTGATAGCTGTATTTTGCAGCAGATCTTCTTTAGTTGGCCTCATTTTTAATCTTTGGTTTACGTCCACAACATTTATCTACACCGTAACCAAATTGGTCTTCTAATTCGCCAATGGTCATAGTTTCAACTTTACAATTTTCCGTCTTTACGTATTTAGCTAGATTCTTGAACCAGGTTTCATTTGCATGTTCCTCTACGGTAACAGCAAATATATGCTTGCAGGTTAAACAGCGTACGCACTGGAGTTTTGTGTTTAGTCTTTGTTGTTCATTGGCTCTGTTAGCCTTCTGTTCGTCGTTCATATCTTCTGGTTTTATAGAGTCTGTAATCGATCAATTTCGGCGACTATTAATGCGCCAGCCTTCACTAATTCTTTGACACGGTCATTAGGGCTTGGCTTCCAGTATTTGGCTTCAAACGGCCATAAAACCGGGTAATCTAATTCCCTTTCATCGTACATGTCTATAGCTTCAGTAGCTGGCTCCCTAAGACTTTGCGGAGTTGCATAGCAAACAGCTGCCTTTACCAGTTCTCCGTTTATATGCTCTTTATCGTGGTCTGGTGACCATCCCTTACTTAGAATTTGCCGGTTTCTTTCTTCGGCAATAAGTTCGATTCCTGTTTTCATATCTTATGTTTCTTCGTAATTCCTAAAAATTCTGCGAACGTGCCGGGATATTCTGACTCCAAGTACTTATCGTATCGGGCCTTAGATCGGCTGTTTTTGGTTTGTAGATTTTTCAACTCCGTAAAACTATCCAGATAGACCACTTCAGACGTAGGGTGGCATGGCAACGAATTGAGCTTCTTATCATCGTGGAAGGTTACGCCGATGTAAGCACCCTTATCTGAAGTTATAGTACCCTTTCTACCCGAAACGGTCACATCACGTCCTATTTCTGCAGGAACGCTATAGTATTGTCTGATGTAGTCCATTATTTTAATTTCTTCAAGATTTTAGTAAGGTCACTTGCGAAATCTGCTGCCATCGCTCTGAGACTGGCAACTCTGGTTTTATCACCAGCGAATTTTAAGTAATTGTCGCGCATTACAGTGATTTCGGCCTCCCACTGTTTCGCTTTTGGCTGTTCGTTTTCCGTAACCTCATCCTTTAAGGCTTGCCTTCTTTTGATGTCGTTTTTCAATTCAGATATCTCCAATTCAACATCATTCATTTCAGCAATTAGTTGGTTTTTCTTTGCAACAATTTCGTCGTGGGCCTCGCATCCCTGAGCAACATACCTGAGATATTCCTTTTGTTGAGATATCTCATGCTGTAATGCTGCTTTTTTGAGACCTAATTTTCCTTTTTTAGCCTGCATTTCTAAAATTGAATGCTGGATGTCATGTTTGTCTGCCATAACGTCTATATTTCTTATTTTGTAGTTCCACAATAAGTTCGGGGTCGAACCTCATTGATCTATTAAATCCAGTTCTTTATCTGTTTGAGATTCTGCTGAATGAAAATTTCAGGAATGCCAGTGCCTAGGCTCATCTGGGATATTGCAGACGCTTCTTGAGCCGAATTATTAATTTTTTTGGCATCCGAAGCATTGTTCTCTATCCATTTTTTGATGGTGATTTTGTTTTCTGTACTCATGGTTTGTTGATGGTTAAGAGTTTGTAAATCGAAAAAAGAACGGGTGCAAGTACTACGGCGATTATTGCCGCAGCAACTGCTAATACGAGGGCGAAAATCCCGAAGAGGGCTAATAAAACTTTCATGATCTTTGGTTATATATAGCCGCGTACGTGTACAACTTTATGATTCCAGTGTTCAACCAAAAAGCGGGTTATATCCTCATGATTCTTTGGCTCGTCAATAGTTTTCCAGAAGAAGAAAAGTACTCTTTTCTGCAACTGGTAGGTGGGAGGAAGCCCCATAATGCTCAGTTTTAAAATTCTCGTTTTCATTGTTTTTTATGTTTTCGTTTAAAGGTTACGTAGTCCATTGCTATCCCGATTAGCAGGGTATAAAGCAATATCTCAGGTCCTATTGTCATGGCTTCATAGGTGTTTTACATTCCGGACAATGACCGCAGCAGGCACGTGCATCATACTCGCAACCGCAGCCGCATTGAACCCATACTTCGTGATTTAACTGTATTGTATAAATTCCCATCGTGCTTCAATTTTCGCTACTAATGCCATGAATTGGCTGTGTTTACGCTGTAGGTATTCGCCTACGTCCATTTTCCGGCCGTACCTTGTAATGAATCGAACGCCGGTTGGTATCCGATCCATTCCCCACACTTCCATCTCCCATAACTGCTGAAAATCCTTCATCCATTTGTTGTGAATCTGCTGTATCAAATTTTCCTTTGGCTTGATATCACCGAGTGCAACTTTTTTAGCCTGGTTGTTTTTGATCTGGATGGATACGACGGTTTTCCGTAACTTCCGGATGTGGTCGAGTGCGGCCGCATTTTCCGCAGCGGGATCCTCACTCTTTTTTGGAGCTGCCAGTAACGGTGTGTCGATTTTCTTAAGCTCCATTTGCTGGTACTTCCAGAAGTATTCAACCTGCTCATGTTTGTCTGCAAGAAACATATCGAGAAAGCCGATCACTATTGCAGAATCAAGGCGATCATAAACTTTGCCGTAGCGCCCTTGTTTTGCTTTAGTGAAGCACAAGGCCGCATCATCAATTTTAAGGTCACTGTACCCGCTTAAAATCAGCGTAGCGCAATCTATGACCTGTGCTCCGGTCATGTTTTTTCCAATATTGAACGAATCGGCCAGATCGGTGATCAGAAAAGCAAGTAACGCCTTTCCGGCTAATGGGTACTTTGCCTCAATAGCACCAAACGTTTTCGACTTGCTGTGAAAGCAGTCGATCTCACTGTTGAGGTGCTGTTCCTTGCAGTAGCCCGCGCAACTTTCCAAGAGTCTCGTGGCGGTCGGCTCTTGCTGAATCAGCAGCGGCAGCGCCCGATCTAGTGCGTCCTGTGTTATGATTTGAAGTTCCATTGCTTGATTGATTTTGCTGTTTTGGTTGTGCCTGGATGTGTTTTGGTACCCACCAGAAGAAATTTTTTATGATATCGTCCTTTGATTTCCACTGCTTTTGCTCATTGAGCGCGACCTTTTGGTCGAAAAAGACATCGAAGAGCCGCAGCACCTCCTGGCTGGTAATCTTGTGGTTTTTTTGGATCAGCGGAAAGCTGGAGTGTTTTTTCAAGAAATCGAGCGCGGCCAACTTTTCATCTTCATTCACGAAGACATCTGCCGGAACATATTCCGTTTTTTCAATTTTTTGATTTTCTAAATTCTCACACGCGTCTACTACATCATCTACTATCAATAGATCTTGATCTATTACATTAACATTAACATTAGCATTAACATTAACAGCTTGATTTGCTTGATCACTTTTAGCAAAATGTTGTTTTGCTTCATTTTGATTAGCAAAATCATCGTTTGCTTGATTTTGCTTGATTTTGCTTGATTTTGCTTCAACACTTTTAGCGCCGCCTTTTGCTCCTGCCTTTGCTCTGACCTCTCTCTTATTTTCCCATTTCTGTAAATCTCGCCTCAAATTTTGCTTTATAGGCTCAAATGCAATCTTGGTAAGACGATCAGGCGCTTCGGGATCCTGATCATTCACATACCGTAAAATATGCTTAATCAGCCGACCAGCTTCCTCTTCAGAAAGCTCCTCAAAGGTGCTTAGGTATTCCGCATACAGCAGAAACGATTTCTTATTTTCGGCCATTGGTTATAGATTTTTGGTTTGGTTTTGTTCTTTGTATTGTCTGTATTGGTGTTCGAATTCGCTTTTGTTCATCTTCAGGATATCTGCTCCGTCTGAATGGGATACTTTATACTTGGTTACCATGTCGAACACCTTCTTTTTTCTATTTTCATCCCTTGTGAAGCTGTTTACGTTTACTTCCTCGTCTACAAGCTTTGCATATACCTCTAAGCCTCCATTATGCTCGATGATGTCTTTTATCAACCGCAGCAACCGTAATCCATCAGGTGTCCAGGGAAACTGTTCCATTATTTATACAGCTTATCCTGTTGCGCTATTCCCTTGAATATTGCATGCATGATCTGAGGAACTATAGCATTTCCATATCCGTGAAGGGATCGCCTAACCAGTTTAGAGGGTATCCCATCATCCAGGCATAGAATTGGGGGTTCACTCGACCAGTAGCCGCCCCGAAAAGTCTGTACAGTTGTTCCGTTAAACACCCAGCTGATCTGTGATGCCTTCTGGTGTACATAGGAAAAGAAAGTTTGTCCCGGTTGCAATCTGAAGCTACTGGGGTAAGCAACGATATACAGCCTGGAGCGGTGATGGGGCGCACCGACATCTGAAGCACGGCAAACTCTCCATTCTGCATTGTACCCCATTCCGGCCAACTCACTGAGTATTGTTCTAAAGTCCTTCCCTTTGTTAACTTTAAGAAAATTTTCGACATTTTCGGCCACCACGTATCTAGGTCTGATTTCATCGATTGCCCTGAGCATATGAAAAGCGAGGGCTGTTCTTGAGCCTTGAAGCCCCTGTTGACCCGTGCCGATACTTTTGGCAATACTGGCATCTTGGCACGGGAATCCTCCGGTAAGAACTCCGACCCCCCCCCTGTGAATAGTGAATTCTGTTGTTGTGATGTCTCCATACGTGGTTATGTTTGGGAAATTTTTGATAAGTTGTTCTAGTTTATATTGCTCTTTTTCACAGTGGAAGACGTTTTCCCAACCCATCCATTCCGCAGCAAGGTCAGGTCCTCCAATTCCAGAAAATAATGAAGCATGTTTCATTGTAGCGATTGATAAGTGAACCCTAATTGTCTATGAAGCCTTGTGTGGGCGATTTTTACGTATTCCTCATTTAACTCAAACCCTATGTACTTTCTGTCGAGTTTGCTTGCTACTAGAGCTGTTGTGCCAGCACCCATAAACGGATCCAAAACAACTCCACCTTCTGGACACCCTGCTTTAATGCAATCGACAATTAACTTTTCTGGAAACGTAGCAAAGTGAGCTTCTTTAAGGATGGCAGGAGATACTGTCCAAACTGATTCTTTATTCAGTAATTGATTTATAAATTCATCCCACAGAGGCATTACAAAATCTAAAGGCGCATTTTCAAAAAGCCATTCCCATACTGCATAGTAGTCATCTGATTTCCAAACAGACCGCTTGTTTTTCATCCCGGTGCATTGTTCCGCTTTTGACATTGCATCCCACCTATCATTGAAGCCTGCGTGACGCCGGCTATGACCGCGCTGCTTATCCTGATGTTTGCCTTCAAACTTTTTCGCATCCTTAAACCCTGCTTTCCTGATCCCGTTTACTTTTTCATCCGGGTTGGATTTATTGTCTTCTTGTACACGGGCCTTCCTTGCGGCCGTATGTGTTCCGTCAACATCATATATTGCGAGCTCCTTGATAGCATCCTGATCATAGTAATACTTGGGTGATTTGGAAAGCATAAACAGGTATTCATGTGACTTGGTGCACCTGTCTGTTACGCTCTCGGGCATGCAATTAGGCTTGCTCCAGATAATATCCTGTCTCAAGTACCATCCATCAGCACGGAGTGCGAAGGCAAGCATCCAGGGTATGCCGACAAGGTCTTTTGGCTTAATTCCCGCAGTAACCTTATTTGATTGATCCTTACATGCGATTTGAGCATCTTTTGATCCGCTGAGTCCTGATTTTCGGCAAGTCTGTTCTTTTCGTTTCTTAGGTCCAGAAGCATAACTGTCACCAATATTTACCCACAATGTGCCGTCGTCTTTTAGCACTCGTTTAATCTCCCGGAAAACCGAAACAAGGTTATCTATGAACTGTTCAGGAGTTTTCTCCTGCCCAAGCTGATCAGCAACACCATAGTCTCTCAAACCCCAATATGGCGGACTTGTTACACACATATCCGCAGATTGATCCGGAAGTAAACTCAATCCTTCTTTGCAGTTGCCAACGATTATCTTGTTTACGAAATCCATACTAATTAAGGAATAGTGGCATAATCATCATCAAGTTCTTCTTGCCTTCAGGATTGATGTCATCTTCGTAAAGCATTACAGGATTCCTCGGGCCATTAAGATTTAACTTTGCGGTGTATCCATCAATCTTATTTAGGCATTTAAGCAAATTGATTCCGTTAAGGCCGATTCTAACAGGAGATCCAACGTAGTCAACGGGTACAGTTTCGGTTGCAGCTTCACTTGCGTCATTAGCAACCTGAATTTTTAATTCCCCGTCAGAGAAATTAAGCACAAGAACCGGATATCCTGGTCCTGTAAAATGAATCGTACGTTTAACAGCTCCGATTAATGTCGATACTTCGAAACTAGCAATGCTTCCGCTTTCAGGTATAAAAGATTTAATATCTAAATACTTTGCGGCAATAAGACTCGACCTGAGAACAGTACTTTCGTTCAACTGAAAGACTACAGCGTTTTTACTCACCTTAATACCAACAGTGTCGTCACATGGGGTGGATTTGACAATAGACATTGTATTTGCTGGAACAACCAGATCAATTTCATGGTTAGCGGCTTGATTGGTATCAACTGTTTTGGTTGCCAGAATATGACTGTCGCTACCATTAAAAGTAATTTGCATTTCACTGACAGATATGTTTACACCGGTCAACGATGGTCTCAGCTCATCTTTACCACATGCAAAGAGTGTTTTATCAATTCCTAAAATGAGACTGGCAGATTCTACCTCAATTAGTAGATCGTTTGCCATTGGCGACATTGGATAGTCTTCTCCAGACTCACATGGGATCAGGCACTTGCTATTGCCTGCTGAAATGCGAATACTGCGTATAGTAAGCGTTTCTTCCATGCGTTCTTCGATTGCAAACTCAATCGGGACGTTTGGCAGTTCTTTCACCCATCCAAGAATCCTGGTTGCCGGTACAAGCAGCATAGTTTCAAAGTCACCACCGGTTATTTCTATAGACTGTGTTATGAACACTTCCATATTGCCGCCAGTAATGTCTAACCGGTCGTTTGAAATATTAAATTTGTAACACCCCAATGCAGGCAATATGATCCCACCACCAATACATTTACCAGTGACATTTAATGCTTCCAGTAAGGAAACTTTTGGTACAGAGAACTTCATGGCTAATATTTTGCTTGGTCAAATAATGTAGGTCCTGTTACTGGCTGCAACCGCAGCGATTCAGATTCAAGCTCATTGAGCAGTATTTCAAGGGTGATTCCCCTCTCTATAGCTTCGGTGACTTTTTCAATTGCGAATTCATGCGCGTTTACAAGGTTTTCAGACTCTTCTTCGGCCTGTTGGATGCCATCCTGGACGCCACGTTCGTACGATTGCTGGAGGTTTTCTATTCCGGTTTGTTCCGGATATCCGTGCTCATTGATACTCATGATAATTGCAGTGATGTTTGGTTAATACTTCCGTTGATTATCTCTACCTGAAGGTTCGTAGACAACAGCTGACCACTCCACTTGTCAAGTGCCGCAATGAATTCAATTCTATTGCGGAATTGCTTACGTGTGGGCTTTTTACCAGCCCGATGCTCAGATACTGTCTTGTGCAGTTTTTTGACCTTCTTAAGGAAGGAAAGTGCGAGCCTGTCTGACTTGAACAGCCTTACATCTTCCATGTTGTCTGATTTCACTTTGATTGTAATCATGATCTTAAATTTTGGCGACATCCTTCTCGATGCCGCCGTTAACATTAGTCAATTACCCTTTTCTTGATGTTCTCCATTGGGTCAAACCTGTTTTGGATGCCCACCACGTAGACTCCAGCAGGCAATACCGTATGCCTGTGGTCCTTTTTCTCCAAAACTTTTGCTTCGGATAAGGATACACCAGTACCTTTTAATTCCTTTTCAAGCGAATGATTGAGAATACAATCTTCCTTTGCGTCGATTACGAAGCCGTCTTTAACTTCGTACATGTCGTAGTTGCCGAAAAGAGCATGGAAGCTGCCAGATCTTTCAGATGCAGCTATGTACTGTTTTTCAACCTTTACTGCGCCATATGGGATAGATGCCAGTTTGAAAAATTGGGTGTCACCCTGATGGGCGAATTGTGAAGTAATTTTCATGATATTGAATTTTAAGTGAATGTTAGTTTGCGGAGTGTAACCAGGTATAGGGGATATCCATTGGGACGAAAGACGGCCTAAGAAACTTTGCCGCTTCAACAGCATCCGTGAAGTCTGCGCTATTATCGATAAGGTAAGTTGAGCCAGTAGACGGACAAGTAAGCTCAAGCCAGGCATAAGGCTGATTCATGTTTCCATGACGATCCTGTAAAAAAGAATAGCGTTCTTTCGTCTTGAATAACCGCAGCGTTTCTTTATATCCTGTGAAATGCTCTACTTCTTTCTCGTCTACCATTTCAGCATTAAGGAATTTCAGAAGCCCATCATTGCCGGTATTTTCCTTTATCACAGTTATCACGCCTGCTTTAACATCTTCGTTTTCTTCCTTGATGAACCTGGAAAAATATTCAGGACCATTCTGGTCCGTCAATACCCATTCTGGCATTGTCCGGCCATTGATATAGTAACCGTTGAAACCGGTCAGTTCAGTTGATGAACCCCATTCAATTGCAGGCCCTGTTGTTGAATGCATATCGTTATTAGCATTCCTATGAACAATCTTAGGGTACTTTGACACCACACACACCAGCTCTGTGAAAATCGCACTGTATACACCTGATTTTTGATACAAATCCGTGAAGGTGTTAAGCATGATGTTAATCGGAGCGTCAATCTTTAGCTCGTCAGCAATGAACTTGTAAAATGCACTCCATCGACCAGAATAGACGTTAGCCGTAAATAAATAGTCCGGATTGTATTTAGAGAGTTGGCTGTCGAGTTGGCTGTCGAGTTGGCTTCTGAGTTGGCTGTAGAGTTGGCTTCTGAGTTGGCTGTAGAGTTGGCTGTCGAGTTGGCTGTCGAG